AACGGACGCGCCGTGATGATGCGCAATCGCCGCACCGGCGCCGCCTGGCTGGTCAGCTTCGACTACCGCGACGGCAGCTACTGGCATGAGCCGCAGGGTAATCTGCGCCACATCCGCCGGCCATACGCTTCACGCAGCATTGAGCCGAACCTGGTTCCAGCCGGGACGCATTAACCGCGCATATCAGCGCACGAATTTAACTGAGCTATCAGGCAGCCAATACGGTGCCGGGATTCTTACAACCAAATTTCAGGAGCGAGCTATGAACGCATACCGCGCATACGACGCTATCGAAGAACGGAAATGGGCTGAGCAGTCGCTCACCGAAGAGAAGCAAAAGTGGATTGACGATCGGGCGCAGGAAATTATCGACGCCCTGCCGAAAGAGCCGTCAGGCCTGTTCCGCTTCTCTGTGCCGATGGACAAAAGCCCATACGAAGGCCTCCGCAGCGATTCCGCCGGAGAGGCATATAACGATTTCATTTCGGCAGTAGCTTACGCCCAGGCGGAATACGACTGGGATCACCGCACCGGCTGCCCGTTTTAACTTTGGGGAATAGCAATGGCTAACGAACTTGTGATTACAGCCAGCTCTCTTGCTGAGCGAGGCATTGACGGCGCTACCTGGAGCGCCCTCAAAAACAGTATTTACCCTGGCGCCAAGGATGAGTCGGTGATGATGGCACTGGACTACTGCCGGGCCAGAAACCTCGATCCGCTTCTGAAGCCCGTTCATCTGGTGCCGTTGAGCGTTAAGGACTCGAAGTCGGGGAAAAGCGAGTGGCGCGATGTGGTTATGCCTGGCATCGGGCTTTATCGGATTCAGGCCGATCGCTCCGGTGATTACGCTGGCGCAAAAGAACCAGAGTTCGGCCCGGACGTCACTCTGACGCTTACCGGTATTGAAGTGACCGTACCTCAATGGTGCAAGTACACAGTCAGCAAGCGCATGCCGAGCGGGGAGATCGTCGAATTCAGCGCGAAAGAATACTGGGTTGAGAACTATGCCACCGCCGGCCGCGACACTACCGCGCCAAACGCAATGTGGAAAAAGCGCCCTTACGGCCAGTTGGCGAAGTGTGCCGAGGCTCAGGCTCTGCGTAAGGCGTGGCCTGAAATTGGCCAGCAGCCCACTGCAGAAGAGATGGAAGGTAAAACGCTGGAAGTGGATGCGCGTGACGTGACGCCGCGCAGCACTACAGAGGCGCTTCCCCTGGTGGCCAGTGAGGAAACGCTGCAGGCAATTACCGACCTCTTGACGTCCCTGAATAAGGACTGGGAGCAGGACTTCCTGCCTCTGTGCAGCAACATCTTCAAGCGTGACATTTTCCAGGCATCACAGCTCACCGAAGAAGAAGCGCAGAAAGGCTTTAGCTTCCTCCAGAAAAAAGCGCAGGTGGCAGCATGACCGGAAAAACTGTTGAAGTGACCTGCAAGTGCTGCCCGGACAAATTCCTTGCCCGAGTTGCTGACAGAAAAAGAGGCTGGGCGCAGTTTTGCAGTAAGTCATGCGCAGCTTATTGGAAGCAATATGGCCGTCGTAGAGGCCATCAATCATTAGAGATGCGTCAGGCGGCCATTGACAGAAATTCAATTGAGCGACTTCAGCGCGATAAACATGGGCGCGATTCATCTAGCGGTTTTGTTTATGTAGGTGGATTTGGGCCATGGGATGACCATAAGGACTGCTGACATGACACCAGAAATTATCCTCGATCGAACTGGCATTGACGTTACCCGCGTTGAACAGGGAGATGAATCCTGGCACAGCTTACGCCTCGGCGTGATCACTGCCTCGGAAGTTCACAATGTCATTTCTAAGCCTAAGTCAGGCAAGAAATGGACTGATATGAAGATGTCCTACTTCCTTACGCTCCTTGCCGAAGTGTGCACCGGCGTGGCGCCGGAAGTTAACGCCAAGGCGCTGGCCTGGGGGAAACAGTATGAGGCCGATGCTCGCACCCTGTTTGAGTTCACCACCGACGTGCAGGTAACCGAGTCGCCGATCCTTTTCCGTGACGAAGGTATGCGCACAGCCTGCTCACCAGACGGCCTGTGCAGTGATGGCCGCGGCCTTGAGCTGAAGTGCCCTTTCACCTCTCGCGACTTCATGAAATTCCGGCTTGGCGGCTTCGAGGCTATCAAATCCGCCTACATGGCCCAGGTGCAATTCAGCATGTGGGTAACCGGGAAGGACGCCTGGTACTTCGCGAATTATGACCCTCGCATGAAGCGAGAAGGCATTCACCATGTCGTTGTTGAGCGCGACGAAAAATACATGTCCGACTTCAACGAAATGGTGCCGGAGTTCATCAGCAAGATGGATGAATCGCTGGCGGAGATCGGCTTTACCTTCGGGGAGCAGTGGAAATGAAACGCACTCCATTTTACCGCAGGCCCGGCAAAGCAGGGAAATTCTCCGGCCTTCGCGAGCGCGTGATCTGGATGATTCAGACGCGCGGCCGCCCTGTTACCGGCAGCGAAATAGCGGAGAAGTTCGGCGTGACGCTTGTCGAATTTAACCGCGTTGCGAACGGCATAACCAAGGGAGAAGGCCGCATTGCGCAGCTGGTCGCATCGGAAACCTGGCTCAACGAGGACGGCATCTGCGATCGCACCTTTGACCTGATCACAAGGCCAAAGGTCATTACCCCGCAGGGTAAAACGCGCCTGTTCACTAAGCGCTCGATAGCTCAGGCCGCCTCTGGAAACCGCCAGAAATGTATTGATAAAGCGGCCCGGCGCCGCCGGCTTATCGCATCGGGCCTCTATATCGATGAAATGGAGTCAGTCCTATGAACCGCTACTCACTTATCTATGCCGACCCGGCCTGGTCTTACGGTAACACGATCAGCAACGGCGCCGCCGTCGATCACTACCCCACCATGAGCTTGCTCGATTTGAAGCGGCTCCCGGTATGGGAGCTCGCCGCGGATAACGCCGTATTGGCGATGTGGTACACCGGCACCCACAACCAGGAGGCGATCGAGCTGGCCGAGGCCTGGGGATTTACGGTGCGCACGATGAAGGGCTTCACCTGGGTGAAGTTGAACCAGTTGGCCGAACGGCGCATTACCAAGGCTCTGGCAGAGGGCGATGTGACCGATTTTTACGACTTCCTCGCCCTGCTTAATGCCGAGACACGCATGAACGGTGGCAATCATACCCGCGCCAATACCGAAGACGTTCTTATCGCCACCCGCGGTGCCGGGCTGGAACGCAAGCACGCCGGAATTAAGCAGGTGGTCTACAGCCCACTCGGCGCGCACAGCGAGAAACCGTGGGAAGTTCGGCACCGCCTGGAACTGCTCTACGGCGACGTGCCGCGGATTGAGTTATTCAGCCGCAGCGCAGCGCCAGGCTGGAGCCACTGGGGTAACCAGTGCGCCACCGCTTCCGTTGAGCTGATACCTGGATGCGCCATCGACGTTGTGAAGACGGAGGCAGCATGAGCGCGGCAGCTTACTACAACGAGATCGACCCATTCGCGGCGCAGTGGCTGCGTAACCTCATAGCCGCCGGGCATATCGCCCCGGGCGAAGTTGACGAACGGAGTATTGAAGATGTCACACCTGACGACCTCAGAGGATTTACCCAGTGCCACTTTTTCGCCGGGATCGGCGTCTGGTCCCATTCCCTCCGCCTCGCCGGATGGCCTGATGATCGCCCGGTCTGGACTGGTTCCTGCCCGTGCCAGCCTTTCAGCCCGGCAGGCAAAGGAGATGGATTTGCTGACGAGCGGCACCTTTGGCCCCAGTTCTTCCACCTCATCAGCGAGCGCAGACCTCAGCATGTCTTTGGCGAACAGGTTGCAGCAGGTAACGCAAACGTATGGTTCGACCTTGTACAAGCTGACCTGGAAGGAATGGGATACGCCTTCGGGCTTGTGCCGTTTACGTCAGCGGGCATCGGCGCGCCGCACATCAGAGAGCGGGCCTACTGGGTGGCCAACGCCACAGGTCAACTACATCACCAATGCAACGACGGTACAAATGAGCTCGGACGGAAGGGTAACCCCGAACAAAATCGGATGGGCGGCGGCATTGGCGGGCTGGGTAACACCAACGTCGCGCGACTGGAAAGACTCGGCGGGAATGACGGCGCAGCGGGACGGGAAAGAGCGACTGGACCAGCTGCCGCGCCAGGCGTTCATGACGGGATGGCCAACACCGACAACGAGCAACACTCGATCGCCATCAGTGGATGCGGCCATGAACATGTATCGACAGGACGGCAGCAAGACCCAGCAGCGTCTGCAGGACTTCGCGGGAATTACCGGGCCCTTGAGGTTAACGGTTTTTGGCGAGATGCGGACTGGCTCTTTTGTCGAGATGGAAAATGGCGTCCAGTTGAACCCGGCACATTCCCGCTGGTTGATGGGGCTGCCGCACGCATGGGACGAGTCGAGCCCGGGGTGGCAAGAGTGGCAAGCAGCAACCGCTTCGGCCGCCTGAAAGGGTACGGTAACGCTATAAACGCCCAGGCAGCTGCGGCTTTCATTCGCGCTTATATGGGGGTC